TCAGTCGATAGAACAAGTTAATAATATCCTAGATACTAAAAATCATACTCCTTGGAGCATGATTTAGCAAATAGAATGTTTTAATCTTAGTTCATTAGGCTACCTTTATAGATTTATTTAATAATTTTGGTTTAGTTGGTCTTTTGAAGAAGTAAAATATACCATCAAAGTCTTTTGGCTTTTCTATCTTTGCATCAAACTGTACAAAGTCTCCCATCGTAATCCAACCATCTTGAAGACTAGGAATTGAGCCATACACCTTTTGACCAGTATCAAGAAGAAAAATACCTTTTTGAACATAACCCCATTGTGTTTGATATCCCTTTTCGTGTACAAGTTTTCCAGTAACAGTAATTCTGTTTTCTGTATCAAGATCAGGAGTATTAGCTACTTTTTGTAAGTCATCAAATCTTCTGCATGAGTTAGCCATGTAGTAGCACCACATAATTGTGTGATAATTAAGATCAATCTTTGCACTAATTTCTTTTGCTTTTGCGATTCTTTTTTCTTTGTCAGCCTTAAGAAGTGCAAGCTCCTCTTTGCTCTTTCTTTCAATGTCTAATGTATTGGCATCAAAAACCCATGATGTGTCTACTAAAGGCATGTTGGTTTTATTGGCATAAGCTCTAGCTTTTTTTTGAGCCTTTGTAGGGTCAATGCTTAAGTTTTGTATATGGTAGCTTGACTCGTGCATGTTACCCCAACCATCCATATATTTATAGAAAGCTCTAAGAGTAAACATCTTGGTGCCCTCACCCATTGCTATCCTTAATTGTTCTCTACTCTTTGACACTACGCTACCTCCTGTTCTTTTAAAAATTCATAATGCTTTTTTAAGAAGTAAACAGAAGCATGTGCTTTCTCAAAATTATTATAAAAGATACGCTTGGTATTATCATGTCGAGGATAGTCAGCTAAACCATCGTCATGATAAAGGTCATATTCTTCTAACATATTTAAGTAGCTAGTAGCAGGGTACATAGGTTGGTCACCATCCATTGATTGATACAACTCCATGCCTGTCATCTCATTAGGAAGTTTGATGCTGTACATAGGCTTTGGATATGCAGACTTTTCACCATCTTCGTAATTGTAAGCATTGGCTACAACCTCTAACTCAAGGTTCATAACCTCATCCCACTCAGGTGAATATTTTTCTAAATGTTTTAATGATTTCATTTTTTCTCCTTTTTTGTTATTAAATAAACTTTCCATATACTTAATATACACAAATTTAGACAAAAGTACAACTATTTACACACTTTATTTCATTTATTTTAGACCAAAAAAAAGGGCTCTTTCGAGCCCTTTAAGTAATAGTTGAGTAATAAACGCTATTACGAATCGTTCAATTAAGCTCCTGCTGAACCATAGATACCACGCCAGTTTGAAAAACCGAAGCTGTATCTTTCTCTTGCTTTGTAACGAATGTTACCAGTAGAGAAATCAGGTTCCATGTTAGTCTCCATGCCAGTTCTTTGGAACATTTTTAGACCCTCGCCTTGATCTGTAACAGATGTAAGCAAGAAGAAAGCATCAGGATCAGTTAAATAATGATTAACTGTATAGCCACCGGGTAACACACCTGTGTTTTTGATAGCGTTTACATCATTATCTGCTGTACCTGATCTTAGAGTGCTGTTTAATATTCTGTCAGCAACAAAAACTAATTGTGGTGGAACCACAAGTTTTGAAGCATTAACAGAGATTGTTAGACCTCTATCGTCTGTAAATGTTGAGATATCAATAAGTGCATCTTCCAATGAAGTTTCATTGAGGTCAGCCATGGATGTAGCTCTATTCGCCGCTGTTCCACCACCTGCGAGGGGGTGAGCAGTTGCGATTAAAGGTTGTCCATCACCACCAGTAAAACTGGTAGAAAATGCGTTATTAAGTACATTGGCACCTTTCACTTCTTTGGTGTTAGCCATTGATCGTGCTAGTGCTTTTGTATATCTTTTTCCTAAAGAATCGTAAAGGTTATCTTCAACTGCTTCTTCTGTTAATGCAAAAGCTAACGCAATCGTGTCATGCGTATATCTTGCTGTATAACTTTCAGAAGAATTGTCGAAAACAACTCCTTGACCTTCAGACTTAGTTGGTGCTGAACCAAAGCCCATAATTAATACTTCTTCTTCGAAAGCCTTTTGAGAGTCTTCGATTGAAAAAATTTCAGTATATTCTTGTTGGTACTGATCGTACTCAAGTCCAAATAAACTGTTTAAACCGGGTTCCAGTTCCTTCGCTAATTGTGCTCTTGAAATTGCCATAATTTATATCCTTATGCTAAACCTGCACTTTTCTGTCCACATATATGATTTTGAATCACACATAGAACATTGGTGTCAGTCGAACCTACATCCGAGTTATCAGGGTCTTGAGAGATATCTAACACTTTCAGTGGTAGTGTAGCAGTGGTGTTACCAGTACTAACTGCACATTCAGTATTTGATCTTCCAGACTTAGTATCGCCTACAGGTGATCCATCAACAATGTCGAAATTTCCGAAGATGTCTGCAACTGGAAAAGCTGCGTTACATTGTACTTCGAAAACAACATTAGGATGATCTATCACATTAGCGATTATATCAGAGGAAGTAATACTTCCTGCGTAATGATTACTAAAAATCTGTTCGCCTTCAGAGTTTGTAAAGCTCACGCCATTAAAAACTCCTACGATGGGTACAGTTCCAGTAGCGGCATGTCTGCCCAATACACCTGCTGTAAGCTGTGTAACCAAGTCGCCTTGGAAAATTGGGGTAGTCGCACCACTAGCGATTCTGTATCTTGATTGTCCACCTGAATAAGGTGCACCACTCATCATACGAACAGGTTTTAGTCCAAATGGAGCATTTTTATTTGCCATAATTTAGTTTCCTGTTATTTGATTACTTTTTTGATCCAAAAGTAACCTGAGATTCTCGTTTAGAATCATACTTAACATAGCGATTGTCTTTGCCTGAATCATTAAACATAGTATTGTCTAACGCTTCATTGGCTTGACGAGTTCTACTTTCATAGTGTTCTCTTCTTTCTTTAACAGTCTCTATGGGCATTTTTGCTAAAACGAGTCCTTCGTTGTGTATTACGCCTGCCATCCTGCCTTGTTCGATAGTAGGAAAATGCCAACCTTCAGGTAGCTCAGAACCTTGTACAAGTTCCCAACCTTCCCTCAGTCTATAACTCATGTTATTTGCATCTTCTTGACCTAAAGTTGCTTCTCTAATCCACCTGTATTCATAGCCTTCAGGTGGTGGAGGAGTTTCAAGTTTTCTGACTGGTCGCCATGGTTTTCTACGAGCTTCTTTATCGTGTGTCTCGGAATCACGAACATTTCTAGTCATATCCAGTTTCTTATCGTCTTTCATTAGATTACCTCTCTTTGTGAAATTTTTTGTTTCTCTTGGGCTACTCTTTTCAACCAGTCATCTTCTGACATGTTGTAAGGTTTTAACCCTCTGAGGCGATCTACTTCGGACTTAGAAAAAGTCACGCCTTTTTTCTTAGCTTGTGTTTTTTGCCGACTTCCTACGGAAGCAGATGCGACTCTTTGCACAGAGGGTCTATCATCTTTTGCTTCGGCTTTTTCATTATTATCCAATGTAGGATAAACTTTAAAAACTCTTTTGTTTAACTCATTATAATAATCATCAGAGTCAGCTTCGTAACCCTCGTTGACTAAATTGAAATGAGTAAAATACGCAAACTGGGTTGCTTCAACACTTTCTTGTTTGGATTGATCTCCATACCAAGTATTTTTACTTGCCCAATCTAAAGCCTCTCTTGTAGGCTGTGGATCAGCTTGTTGTTGTGGTTGTTGGACTTGTTGCACTGGCTGTGCTTGTTGTGGCTCTTGTCTTCTGTTTTTAGCCATGCGTAATTTTTCTTTTTGTATAGAAAGATCACTTTTAAGAGTGTCTGCCTTAGACATAAGTTCTGCATCGCCTGATTCAACAGCTTTTTTGTACAATTCATTGGCTTGTTGTTCTTTAGCATTAACTGATTGTTCTTCTGCAAGCAATACATTGTTACCAAGTTCATTGGAATGAGTACGCAAAGCATTGATCTCTGCATCTTTTTGAGATGCTACTTGTTCGAGATACTGTGCTCTTTGTTCAGCTTCTTTTGCTCGTTGGGTTAGTTTATTAACTCTTTTAGAAACGCCTTTTGTATATTCATCTAATTCATCATCAGATTGAACGACTCCATCACTAATAGGTTCTTCAACTATTTGTATATCTAGTTCTTGGGATTCAACTTGTTCTGTATTTTCTATCATTTATAAACTCACTATATCATCAGGATTAGAAATTGTAGCAATTACTTCGTCATCGTTAATAATTCTTACTTCTTCACCATCATCTAATTTAAACCTAGCACCTGAATAACGACCAATCAATACCCATTGTTTCTCGTGACACCATGGTGCTCCATATTTTTCTCCACTATAGCAAAGAGGACCACATTTGACTACATAAGCGACAACTGTTGCCAGTTGTTCTTTATCTTGTGAGTCTTTTGTGAGAAGGATTCCTCCCTTTGTTACTCCCTTACCACGATAAGGAAGAACTAAGATTTTCCAACCTGTAGGTTGAGGCATACGCTCTAAAATAGAATCATCTAGCTTGCTTGGGTCTAAAACAACCTCATCAGGTTCTACATAAGCTGAAGATAATTCTACTGTTTTTTTAGTCATTGTGTACCTTAAAGTAATTTTTTATAAAATCTTGTATATAGTACAACGCTTCTAGTTGTCCTTGCAAGTATTTATGGTGTTCCATGTCATTTAAACCACCACCCATATAAGTCTCACTAATAGCTTCTATCTTAGAATCTATTTCTTTTTGTAGTTTTTCAAGAAATTGTAAATCCACTAATCTCTCATTTTGTAATCAAGACCTTGGGTAGCCGCTCCACCACCTCTGCATTTCATAACCTTAACTCCACCACCTTTTTCCATTTTGACAGTGCCACCATAACTTTTATATTGAACTTTTACGCCTTTTTTCTTGGCAGAGTTTTTAGCCATAGCTATACCTTTTGGGCTGTAATCGTAATGTTTTCCACCTACTTTTGGCATAATATTCTCCTATTTAGATTTTTTGGATTTTGTAATTTTTGTAACTTTTTTTACTGCTTTGACAGTTTTTTTAGCTACAGGCTTAGATTTTTTAACAGCTTTTTTTACAACAGGCTTTACTTCTTCTGTTATTTTTTCTGCTACTACTTCTTTAACTACAACAGGTTCAACATTAACAAAAACTTCACCGACATCAATTGCCATTTGTTTTTGTGCAATTCTTTCATCAGACAGTTTTTTTCTTTCTGCTAATAATTTTTCTTTAGCTAACCTTTCAGCTTCTTCGTTTGCTCTGTCAATTTTTTTTTGAGCTTGCAAATCTTTTATTTTGTCTTTTATATAAGATGTTGTCATATTAATTTCCTCTTAGTTTTGATTGTAACTCCATAAGTTTCAACTCTGCTTGTTGTTGCATCCTTTCTACTGCTAATTGGAGTTTATCATCAGCGATAGTTTTTTGCATGTCTAGGCGTTGTTGTTGCATTTGATTGTCAAGCACATTGGCTTGAGATTGTAATTGTTGTTTAGAATCAAATTGTTCTTGATCTATGTCTAACTCTTTATCTTTGAGTGCTAATTCTTGTTGTCTAATTTCTACCAGTGGATCGCCTTGATTGGTTTGACTAATAGATTCCATAAACTGATTAGTTAGTTCTGCCAAAATAGGTGAGCTCATTTGATCTAACATCATTTGAATCTGTAATTGTATTTGCTGTGCTTCTTCAGGCGTAACTTGTTGCATTTGTGCCTGAACCTGTGCTATTTGTTCTTGCATTTCAGGTGGCATTTGCTGTTCAGCTATTTGAGATGCAAAGAATTGTAAATGTTGCATAACATGGCTAATAATTAATGATTGCAATTGTGGGTTCTCTTTAACCACTTGAGTTAAAAATAAACTTTGATGAGCTTGTACATGAGCTTCATGATTTTGTTCTGCAAACGCTTGTGCAGGTTGACCAAGTAATAATCCACTATTTTCTAAACCTGCATCTATAGGTTTAGGTGTGTTATCAGCAGGTGGTTGTAACAAAGCATCTACATTATCAACACCTAAAGCACTGTACATTCTGTAATAGGCTTCATAAATACCTGTAGGTCCATGTATCTCAGGGTTTGATTGAACCATTTGTAACAATTCTTGAGCCATCGTAATTCTTTGGCTTTGTGAAAATATGTTTGGATCAGAGACAGGTACTATGTCTATGCGATTGTCAAAATCAGTAATCTTTATTTCTCTTGATCCTGAACCAGTGTCGTATGGGTATTCAGGTGGTAAATATTCTGCAAAGACTTTAGCTAAAAGATTAAATTCTAGTTTCTGTGCATAATGCAATCTTTTATGGATAGCACTCATAACCTTAGTTCCACGCTCTAATAACGCTACTGTGGTTCCTACAGGCATAGCTTGGTTCATATCACCAACATTCATATCACCAATAGAAGCAAATCTTTTGCCTGAATCTACTAATAAACCAAGTAGTTGCATAAGAACATTGCTTGGTTCTTTGATAGGTAAAGGTATTAAGTTTTCTCGTAAAGAGCCACCTGTTGTATCAATGTCTCTAAATTCACCGGGTTGTAAAGGTTCAGCTTCATCACGAATACGCATGCCTCTAGCTTTAAAACCTGCAGGGAGATTAGCTAGTGTTCCTGCATCAATAAGTTGTCTAAGAATACTGGTAGTAGCTTTAGATATACCACCAATCATGTGTGATAGACCTAGCCCATAGAAGCCTAAACCGGGTAAAAACTTGTATTGTACAAAGTAATTAATTTTATTTTTGCTTGCATCATTTGGATTGTAATTTCTTCTAATTGCAAGTATTTGGTTAGATTGTTCGTCTACAGTGACAATGTATGGCAGTTTTAATCCTGTTGGCTCACCTGTTTCGTCTTTATCTTCAAAACCTTCTAAATCAAGAATGGTATGTACTTCATAAATAGTTCTGTTGCGATCTTCTGTATAACTAGGAGAAGTACCTTCTATCTCATCAATTTCAGTGGTTATATCATCACGACTTTCATATGATTCTTCAGGTATTTCTACATCAATGTAAAAACCTGATAACTGTTGTTTTTTGATCTCGTTGCGTGACATGGTGATCGCATGTGTAATTCTTTCTGCTGTAGACATGTCAGGAGCTTCGTATGGAACAATAAGGTCTTCAGGAGGTATAAACTTAGACACTGCTCTTTGTAATACAAAATCAAAGTAAATTTTCTTAAAGCATGAGCCTGCAAGTGGTAGATAAAATAATAATTGATCTAATTCAGGATCGTAGTCTTTCATTACATTCATAATGTAATAATTCATAAACTCTTGTACTCTTTCAGCCTGTGACTCTGTTTCTACAGTTCTTTGACCAAGAATTTGTGTCTTGACTGGTCCTTTAGCAGGTAGTAACTCCTTGTAAGCCTGTGCTTGGAACTGAGTTGTTGCTTCTGCAAGGATTGGATGAATTACGCCTGATGATCCTTGAAATGGTTGAGAACGACTGTCATCAAACTTCATACCAAGGTATTTTAATCCGTCTGTGTAAGTTTTTTCCCATTCACTTCTTGATTCAAGATCGCCATTGATAGAATCAATAAGATTAGATGCTAATTTAGATAATTCTTTTTCATCTATAAATTCAGCTAGATTATCAAAAAAATCTTCTGTTTCGCCTTCCATACTAGCAAGTTCAGCGGCTATTTGCTCGTCTAACAGAACTTCATCGTCAACAACCATGATGTTGTCTGCATCATTTATTGCTTCTGATCTGCTTTGTTCAGGGATAATTTCTACAGAACTTCCTGACTCAATTATGTCAGGATCATTTTCTGTGCCTAATACTCTTTCAACTGCCATAGTAACCTTAGTGTATCACTCTTTTTTCGTTTAATTTTTCCAAAAATTCCTCGCCATGTATCTCTGCGAGTTCACCATCTATTATTAATCCTTGGTATTCAGCAATAGCTTCTGCTATTTGTATGTCTTTAGCAAAAATATTAGGACCTGAATGTTCAGTACCATCCCATATAAAAGATGTAATAAAAATTTTCATTGGTTAATAATACACTGTTCTGTCTTTTCTTAATAATTTTACTTCATCTTGATAATCTTCGTGCAAAGATAAAAAACCACCTTGCCTAAATCTCATCAAAGCCATAGTTGCACTATCGCAATAGTCATCATTATCACCATAAGGGAAACTTGCCATTTCTTCAATAACTTCGTCTGCAAAATTTTCATCAGGTGCCCAAACCATGCCTGATTCAAAAATAGGTGC